CCCAAAGCCCGTCCACGCCGTCCTCAGTGCGGCGGCGGCTTTCCATCGCCTCCTCGCCGTAGAGCTTGCGGATGTCTCTCAGGCGGGCTGAGAGGGAGGCTTCCGGGTCGCGCTTCCCGGTCGTGGCCTGGATGCGCGTCTGGATCTCTGCGAGGGTGCGCCAGCGGCCATCGGACATGGCTTGCAAGACGCGGGTGAGCTGTGCGCCGAGGCGCTTTGCGTCGAGGTCAGCGTTGAAGGTGCGACCACCAAACGCGAAAAGCGGCAGATCGTCAGGGGCTTGCTGCTCGATCATTTGCGCTTCACCGGCTTCGGGACGGATCGCGCCTCGGTTTTCGGCCCTATTTGGAGCTTTGCGTCGGGGAGGTTGAGGGCGAGGACTTGCGAAGCATGGCGCGCGATTTCCATGCTGAACCCGGTCGCCTTGGCGAAATCGTTCAGCGTCTTGCAGGAAGGCTTGGCTGCGATGGCTCTCAGCTCATCGGCGCGATCGATGATCTCGCTCATGCGCAGCGCTCCGCAGCATCCGCCGTGGAACGGTCAAACTTTTCGGGTATTGTCTTGAAGTCGGCTTGCATCGGAATCTCAACTTCCGCGAGTGGTCGATAGTTTTGGCGAGCGGTCCGTTCACAGCGGGCCGCTCGTTTCGTTTCAGGATGGTCGGAAAAGGGTCAGCGACGCCGGGTGGGTGCCGGGGGGCTTGGATCCGGCGTCGCTGTTCGCGTGGGGTTGGGGACCGCGCGAAACTGAATGGGGGTGGGTCATGCGGCTACCCTTCCCTTACGGGAAGCGCGGGAAGCCTCGGGCGCCCAGCTATCGAGCGTCACAGCGCCGTCGGATACGTCACGAATTACAAGCATCAGCTCGTAAGACGGTGTAACCTTGCCCCGGCGCAGCTTCGAAATATGTGCGCGGTCACGGCGAAACATGCGCGCCGCTTTGGCGTCATCGATATGCGAAAGCTCTAACCACTTGGCGAATGTCATGACCGGAATGTGCACCTAGTGCACGTCGGCCGTCAATAGGGGACAAGAGAAATGTGCACAGGATGCCATAGACGCGAATGAGCGGGGGCGAACGATGCCGCCATGATCAAGAAGCAACAACGGCAGCGCATCTTCCTCAAGGAATGGCGCAAGCACCGTGGCATCACCCAAGAAGGGCTTGCCGACCGGATAGGCATTGACCGCACGATTGTTTCAAAGATCGAGAATGGCAAACTAGACTATCATCAGGCTTTTCTGGAAGCCGCAGCTTATGCGCTGATGTGCGAACCGGCTGACCTGCTTGTGCGCGATCCCACAGCCCCAGACGCGATCTGGACGATTTGGGACCGCATCCCGCCAGCCGAACGCCCCAAAGCGCAGGCCGTTCTCCAGGCACTCACTAACACATCGAAAAAGTCCGCTTGAATAAAAGTGCATCCGGTGCACAAATAAAGCTTGCAAGGTGACGTGCACCTAGTGCACATTGCTCTCACACCAGTTGGGAGCCACCAGATGACCTACACCCCAGACGAACTCAACCAGATGGCGCTGAACTTCACGCGCCGCCAATCCGAGGCGCTGGCGGCCCTTGAGCTGCCCCGCGCTACCGACATCGAGATGTTCGAAATGACGCTCGATCTCGTGGCGGACAACCTGAACCTCTGCGAACACGGCTGGGAGCTGTTTGCCTCCGCTTGCCGCATCGAGTTCTACGGCATCAGCGAGGTTCCCGCCGCCAAGCACCGCCAGTGGGTGTTCCTCTACAATCAGGCTTCCGATGCGCTGTACGCCGCTGACGGTCGTTTTTCAGATGAAGACAAGGCCGACTATTACAACGATCTGGCCCGCGACGAGCGCATGATGGAGCGCGCGTAATGGCAAAGCTCCGCACCCGCAAATTCTACCGCGAGAACGAGGACTGCGTAATCGTTACCTACACGCAGTCGCCGTTCATCCCCGCCAAGCTCTATGGCCGTCCCGAAGATTGCTACCCCGCCGAAGGCGGCGAGGTCGAGGTCATTAGCGTGAAGCTGGCGAGCGGCGAAGAAGCCTGGATGTCGGACGCTGAGGAAGACCAGTGGATCACCGACATCATGGAGAACCCCGACGAGGACGACGGGCCGGATGCGGATGATCTGCGTGATGCGGCTCGTGATCGGGAGATTGGACAGTGAACCTCACCAAGCACGACCTCACAAAAGACCGCGTCGAGACGCTTCACAGCCTGCTCGATGACGCCGCGAAGAAGGTCGGCCAGCAGCGCCTTCAGATCGCAAAGTTGAAAGCACTGCTCGCTGACTGCGCCGAGTTTCTGGAGCCCTACAGCGACGTGAGCGACGGCGCTTACGGAGAGCCCGTTCCAAACGCTGCAATGGCCCTTCTCAGCGAGATCAATGAGGAAATCACATGAGCTTCGATTTGACCCAGCACCTCGCCCGCTCTGCCGAGGTCACCGCGTTTGACCTCGCAGCGTGGCTGCGCCCTCGCCAGACAATCAACCTTGTGCGGACGACATGCGCAGTGAAGCGCCGCCCGCTCTCTGAGGCTCGCACCTTCGGGGGAAAGCAATGAGCAACGTCATCCACGTCGAGTTTCGCCGCCGTCCCGTCTGTCCTCTCGATGAAGCCTTCGCACGTCTCAGGCGCACAGAGCTGGCGATGGAGCAGGCTGCGGCTGAGATCGAGGCAGTCGCTAGGCGGATTGAGCAAGCTAATCAGAAGGATATGAACAATGGCTGACGACATGAAGGCCCTGCCCGCCGTCTACCAGGCAATCGCTGCCGTGATGGAAGACGTGGGGCGCGAAGGCATCGCGAAGGGCCGCCGCAACGAGATGCAGAAGTACAACTTTCGCGGCATCGATGACGTCTACAACGCGCTTGCGCCGATCCTTGCGCGGCATCGCCTGATTATCGTTCCCCGCGTCCTGACACGCGACAAAACAGAGCAGGCGTCCAAAAATGGCGGTGTCCTGTTCTACGTGGTTGTCCACGTCGAGTTCGATATCATCTGCTCTGTCGATGGCTCGCGCATCACAGCGGCGACCTATGGCGAGGCAATGGACAGCGCCGACAAGGCCACGAACAAGGCGATGAGCGCAGCCTACAAGTACATGGCGATGCAGACGTTCTGCATCCCGACCGAAGGCGACAATGACGCCGACGCGCACCACCACGAAGTCCGCAGGGATGCGGCTCCCTCACCCTCTCCCGTGAGGAGCCAGCAAGCGACGGGCGCAGATGCAAGACCCCCCGCGTCTGCGCCCGTCCAGACCATGAGCAAGGGCGCCGCCCGTGGCGACTATGGCGTCATGGTCGAGGAGATGCGCCGCCTCACGTCAACGCGCGACCTCAAGGAATGGGGACGGATGAACGCCGAGCGCGTGAAGCTCCAGCCGAAAGACTGGCAGGCCGAAATCCGCAAGTCCTACCAGGAACTGATGGAGGGCCTGCAATACGCCGAACAAGCCAGCGCAGAAGCCGAACAGGAGCTTGAAGATGCGCGCTGATATTGGACACAACAAGGCCGACGATGTCGAAGCCTATCGGGAGATGCTGGCGCGCTTCAAAGCCGACGCCGACGCCGTCACCGAGATCACGGAAGCGAATGCGCAATTCGTCAGAGATCATGTCGGGTATGGCGGCAAGCTGGCGAAGGAGATCGACGCTACGCGCGACGACAAGAAGCGCCCGCATCTTGAGGCTGGCCGGCAGATCGATGGCGCATACAAGCCTCTGATTGAGGAATGCGACAAGATCATCAAGGGGCTCAAGCAAAAGCTTACCGCCTTCCTTGACGCCCGCGAACGCGAGGCCAAGCGCATTGCGGAGGAAGCCCGGCGCAAGCTGGAGGAAGCCGAACGCCTCGCCGCCAAGGCTGTTGAGGAACCGGAGGAAGACCCGTTCCTTGCCGCCACCGCGCCGACCGTGGACGTGAAGGCTGCGCACGTCGAGGCGAAGATTGCCGAGGGCCAGGCGCTTGCCGCCTCGCGCGTATCCTCTGCCGCTGGCGGGTTTGCTGCAACGTCGCTCAAGACGAAGCGCAGCGCCAAGGTCACGCACTATGCCACGCTGATAGCGCACTACGCCGGGCGCAACGAAATGAAAGAGTTGGCGCTCAAGTTGGCGAATGCGGACATCAGGCACGCCAAGGGCGAGGCAATTGAGATCCCCGGCGTTGAAATTGTCGAGGAGCGGGTTCTCTGATGGGTCGGGCGCTTCTGGTCCTGCACAATGACGCAATGCGCGCCAAGGCGATCGACTGGATACGTCGCGCGCCGAGAGAAACGCGTGTCGAGTTCAAGGGACCAAAGCGCACCATCCCGCAGAATGATCGCATGTGGGCAATGCTCACAGAGCTTTCCACGCAGCTTCTCTGGCACGGGCAGCGCCTGTCTACGGAAGACTGGAAGCAGGTGATGCTCGCATCTCTGAAGCAAGAGATGCGCATCGTGCCGAACATTCACGGCGACGGCTTCGTCCAGCTTGGCCGGTCATCGTCGGATCTGTCGAAGGACGAGATGACAGACCTGATGACGATCATCGAGGCGTTTGCGGCTCGCTATGGCGTCAAGATGAAGGAGCCTGCCGATGCATGACACGCTTCCCAAGCCTGAGAAGCGCCGCAGCTTCACGCCCAAGCAGAGGAACATGGTCGCCACTCGCCAGGAATGGCTGTGCAACGTCTGCAAGGTCGATCTGTGCGGCATCGCTTTCGATATTGATCATGTGCAGCGCCTCGATGCGCTCGGAAAACACGAGCCGGAAAACTGGCAGGCGCTGTGCAAACCTTGCCACGCTGAAAAGACGCGCGTGGATAATCGCGAGGCGAAAAAGGGCCGCAGAATACGCGGTGACAATAAGCCCCGCGTCACGAAGGCAATCCCCAGCCGCCCCTTCCCTGAGATGAAGCTCCGCAGATCGGAGCATCCAAAGAAGATCACCAGCGCGGGTTTCAACAAAACCCTGCGCCGCAAGATGAATGGAAAGGTCGAAGCACGATGACAGCCGCTGATGAACTACGCCCGCGCCAGACCGTCAACGTGGTGCGCTCGACGTGCGCGAAGCTGCGGAGGGTGCTGTGAGCGTCCGCGTGGTCATTGGCGACTGCCGCACCGAACTGGCAAAGCTGGCTGACGAGAGCGTCAACTGCTGCGTGACCTCACCGCCCTATTTCGGCCTGCGCGACTACGGCGTGGACGGCCAGATCGGGCTTGAGAATACACCGGACGCCTTCGTGGCGGAACTGGTTTCAGTGTTCCGCGAAGTGCGCCGCGTGCTGCGGGATGACGGGACGCTGTGGCTCAATCTGGGCGATAGTTATTGGAGCAACACTGCAACGCAAGGACGTAACGAGGACAAGTCAACCGGGAGCATCACGGGCGGAACTGCGAAACTGATAGCAGGCGGCTCAAGCACTTACCGGCGAAAGTCTGACCTGAAGCCGAAAGACCTCATCGGCATTCCGTGGCGTGTCGCGTTCGCCCTCCAAGCTGACGGCTGGTATCTCCGTCAGGACATCATCTGGGCCAAGCCCAATCCGATGCCCGAGAGCGTGCAGGACCGCTGCACGAAGGCGCATGAGTACGTGTTCCTGCTCTCCAAGTCGCCGCGCTACTGGTATGACGCTGAGGCTATTTCAGAGCCCGTAGTTTCCGACCATACCTCAGGCAATCAGTCCCACAAAGGCGCAACCGCCTATGAAGGCGGGGCCACCGAGCATCGCACGAAAGCAGGACTCGTCGCCTTTGCGCAACGCTCTCGCGTTCAATCCAAGCGCGCTGCCGAACTCGCCGAGAAGGCGGGACTGACGGACGAGCATCTTGCGGCCATCCGCGCTGTCGGCATCACCGACACTGGCAAGGCGCGCCAAACTCAAAGCGGGACCGGCAAAAACGATCCAGCGGTTCAGGCTCTCGCGGACGAGGCGAAGGCGGCGCTTGGCGGTTACTACCGCGAGTTTCTGACGGCGGACACTCGCAACGCCCGCTCCGTCTGGAACATCGCCACGCAGCCTTTCAGCGAAGCGCATTTCGCCACATTCCCGCCTGAGCTCGCCGAGCGTTGCATCAAGGCCGGATGCCCTGAAGGCGGGACGGTGCTTGACCCGTTCGGCGGCGCGGGGACCACCGGCCTTGTCGCTGACAGGCTCCAGCGCAGCGCGATCTTGATCGAACTGAACCCCGATTACGCAGCGATGGCGAAGCGCCGGATCAAAAGCGATGCCGGAATGTTCGGAGAAATCGCATGACCCCCGACGAAATCGACCGCCTCTATCAATCCGTCATGCTCGCCGCGCCGATGGCTGCTGTGGGCGTGGTGATGTTCCTGGCGGTGTGGCTCTGGCCGATGGGAGGGAAGCGGTGACTGACCTAGACCCCCGCGCGCTGGAGGCGGCTGCAAGGGCTGCGTTCGCGCTTGAACACAGGTCCAAGCAGGGCTGGACGTTTGAGCAAGAGGCCGCTGACCCAGCTCTGCGCAAATACTGGATGGACAGCGCCCGCGCCGCCGTCACCGCGTATCTCGACGCGATGCCTCCGCCCGTATCGCCAGAGCTGATTGCCAAACTCAACGCGCTGGCCTCACGGCTCACGGAGATGGGCGAATACGAAGCGGTCGATCTTATCGACACTGTCGTGGCGCGCGTGACGCCTCTCTGCGCCCCTCCGGCAGCCGAGGCTGGCGATGGGTGGCGGGACATAGAGACTGCGCCGAAGGATGGGCGTGATGTGCTGGTGCATACGCTTCACGGGCTGCGGCGGGTCGCGTTTTGGGACACAGCTAGGGGCGGATTATGGAGCTTATGGCCGGGCCGTGAGCCAGCCCAGCCAACCCACTGGCGTCCTCTCCCCGCCCCTCCAGCAGCACAGGACCCCCGCCAGCCAGAAATCCGCATCGGCCAGTTCGTCATCCGACACGCGCCCAAAGGGATCTGGATAGGTCGCCCCGGTGGCGAGGGTGGAGAGTTTGCGACCGCTGATGTTGAAGCAGCACTCGCGCAATTCTACCGCGCAAACTTTTAGCAGCACAGGAGCCGCGCCCATGAGCACGACGAGTGAGATTGTGGAGAGGCTGCGCAAGCCCACGGTCGCTCTTGAGCATCCGCTGAACCCGGAAGTTTTTTGCTACGTTCCAGACCCGCTTTGCGCCGAAGCCGCCGAAAAGATCGACGAGCTGGAGCGGGAGAATGCGAGGCTGCGGGAGGCCCTTCAGTTGATCGCCAACGCAATCCATCCGCGCTTTCGGACGGAAGACGACATTGACCTGCTGTACGCCAACGAGAAGGCATTCGGAAGCTGCATCAATCTCGCCCGCGCAGCACTAGCGGGGAGCGGGGAGAAGTGAGCCTGGACCTGCTCACCACTGAACAGGTTGCACAGATCCTTAAGGTCAAGGATCGCAAAACCGTGCGGAAGCTCGTGAAATCGGGCAAGCTGCGCCGTGTTATCATGGGCGAGCGCAGCGTGAGGTTCCGTCCGGAAGACGTTGAAGCATATGTGCGAGGACTGCCGTGTCACTCACCCGCCGAGGCCGTATCTGGCACTACGAATTTGAAATCGCTGGAGAACGTTATCGCGGGACCACGCGGCAGACGGAAAAGCCCAAAGCGCGGATCGTTGAACGACGCGAATACGAGCGGCGCCGTGACCAGCTTACCTTGGGTGAAACAAAAGGAACCGTCACTCTGACGGACGCCTCGGTCGCGTGGTGGACCGCAAGGGGTCAACACCTGCGATCAGCCGGCACAGTCGCCATCCGGCTGGAAATCCTGCGGCGCTGCCTGGACTTCTCATTGCCCGCCCGATCGATCGACACGCCAGACGTTGAAAAGGCCATGTCTAAGCGTAGGGGCGAGGTCACGCACAATGGCAGGCTGACGACGCCATCAACCGCGAACCGGGACATTATCGACACCCTGCGCCCGATCCTGAACTACGCCAGGCGCGTGATGAAGGTTCAGGGGATGCCAGAGATAGATTGGTCCGCGCTGCGCTTGCCAGAGCCAAAGGGCCGGGTTCGCGAGTTCACCGCAGCAGAGATGACAGCCATCCGGGCTAGGCTGGCGAGCGTCCCGCACCATCTGGCCGTGTTCGATTTCATCTCGACGTTCGGGGTTCGCCTGCGCGAAGCATGGTTCCCGCTGAACTGCCTTGACGTGGACGGGCGCCGCATCTCCCTGCGCAAGCGCAAGGGCGGGGACTGGCATACCATCCCGATCAATGAGGCATGGGCGCGCGACCTAGCCGCGCGCTCTGGACGGGCCACCAAAGCCCGCCTGCGCTATGTCTGGTTCTGGGAAGACCGCGACGGCTCAATCCACGAACTCTCGCCCAGCAGCTTCCAGCACTACATGGCCGACACGCTGGACGCCCTTGGCATCCATGACGCCCGCCCGGCCCACGACCTGCGCCACCATGCGGCCACGCAGTACGTCAGGCGAACGGGTAGCTTGGCCGGCGCAAAGCGTCTGCTGGGTCACGAGAACATCGCCACGACCGCACGCTATGCCCACGCCTCGGAGCAGGACGTGCGGGATGGTCTGTTCGGATCTGAGCCCGCTCCGGCCAAGCAGGACAAGGCGTCATGAGAACAGGCGCTGAACCTTTTGCGGGGGCTATTGCGTGGACCGCATTCCCTGCTAATCCCCATGTTCCCCCAATATTCCCCCTCAGAACGGGAAAACACCATGCGGGTGTGGCGGAATTGGTAGACGCACTGGTTTTAGGTTCCGGTCAGTCTGCGTTGCAGAACAATAGCTTACGCAGCCCGAGCCACTGGATTGTGGGGGCTAATGTGCAGTTGTCGCTAGTTTTGTTGTTTGACGTGGATGCGGATCGCCCGTTCGGGAACCCAGCGCGATCCAGCCTCTACAAGACACGTCCCGTCCCTGTAGTGCGCGCGGAGGCCGCTGTCCTTCCACCGGCTGCTGCAATCTATGTGAAGCCCGGTGAGCCAGACCGCAGCCCCAACAGCCCCGGCGACGACAATCGCGAGGAGCGAAAGCGTCGCCGGGGATAGGGGTATCGTTATTCGCGTCACACGCCCCAGCGCTTGGCAAAATAGGGCCAGATGAACACGACCAGAGCGACGAAGTAGATGAAGCCCATCAGGCCCACCAGGAACTCAGGCGGCTGGATGACACCAAGAAACACGCCAGCAGCAAGGGCGCAGAGGACGGTCCAGAGCGCAGCCCTGAGCTGACGCCACATCTTCTTGACATCAACGTCCGGTACAGAAATTTGAGTTGTAGCCACGGCGTAGTCTCCTGTGAAAATGCGCCGAAGCGCGGGGTAAACTTAAAGCTGACAGCCGAACGCGCGCCACGAAGCGGCTTCTCTGGCGGCGTAGTTGAGCAGGCCAACGTTCGCCTCTTCCTCGTTTGTCAGCATGTCGGGCTTGAGCGCGATGCAGGCGGCGTCCTTAACTTCCGCGCTGGTCTCCCGAACGATCACGGAGAATGACTTTGGCGATGGCTGGGGCTTGCTCGCGCAGCTCGTCAGCGCTAACAAACTCAGGCAGGCTGTCAGGAGCAGCAAGGGCCGCGTCCTTTGCGTCTTGAACATTGTCCACTTCCTCTTGTGCTGTTGCGATTACGCGTTCACGCTCTTTCTGCGTTTCGACTTCCTGTTCCAGCTTGACGCGCTTGCGGACGCTGCCGTCTCGCCATGCGAGGTAGAGGCCTAGCGTTCCGACGATCAGAAGGCCGATGATTATCCACTGGACCCAACGGTTCTTGGCGACGAAATCAAAGACGCCGAACAGAATGGCTTGCATCAGTAGAGACCTTGCGTTGCGGCCTTCTCGCCACGCTTGCGGCGCCAGTCTCCGTAGACCTTGACGATGTAGCCAGTGACCGCGATGCCGCCGACGACAACACCCGTGAGGACAAGGTTGCTGAGAACCGGATCGCCCTGAAGTGTTTGCGCCCCGCCCTGCAACGTCGTGCCGAACACGCCGAGCGAGCCGAGGCGGATCATCCCGATTCCCGCCTGCTGATACCAATAGCCTTTGGCGCGGTCGCTCTCCTCAAGAGGCTTGAGGCCAGCTTGCGGGTCGATCTTGTAAGGGACTTCAGCAGGCGCGACGGTGTTCGGGCTCTTGGCCTTCGTTCCAGCCGGAGCGGGAATTACCGCAGGCACAGAAGCAGGCGCCGGTCGAGCCGAAGGTACTGGCTGGGGAGCTGGGACCGTTGGCTTGACCGACACCGCTTCTGAGGAACCACCGACAGAAGGCTTGATTGCAGTGCCAGCCGACGCTGGGCCGGGCAGCGGCGCCGGCTGGACCGCCTTGCTTGCGATCGGCACGACCGCAGGCTCAGCTTTTGTTAGAACGAGTTCGGGCAGTTCATCGGGGAGCGGGTAGCGTTGCGCCACGGCGAGCACGTCCTTGAATGCGGTCTTGCTCAGAACCCGGTCTGTGCCGACGTTGCCGGGTGGTCGTTCACGCACGAGGCCGATCGCGTCGTCAGCGCAGGCGACGGTCCATGAATAGCCCATCCACAAGCAGGATTCACTGTAGCGGCGTCTCAGCAGGCCCCGCAGCGCTTGCTTATGCTTGCCGCTTGTTGAGTAGAGCCACGCTCCAAACTGGTCGGCAGCGTTATCGAAGCGGTTGGCGTTCACATGCTTCAGCAGTGTTGATCCAGCGAGGGCGCTGATACCGCAGTTAAAGGCGAAACAGACGAGCGCCGAGAACTGGTTTGAGTTGAGCGGGACCGTCACCAGACGCTTGACCGCGGCTTCATACTCAATGAGCTGATCCGCCAGAAGCGCCCGCGCGCTTGCCTCGTCGCTGAGCCTGTCGGTTGGCAGAACCTCCATGCCGCCGAAAAACTTCGTGCAACCATAGCCAATGGTCAACATATCGCCAGGGCAGATGTACGGCTCCATTGCCGCGCCGCCCGGCGTCAACGGAACGCTACCGTCCTGCGGCCCCCGCTCGTACTCGGTGAGAAGTTCTAGGCCGAACTCGTTCAGCCTGTGATGATCGTTCACGTTGAGCCCCACTCAATGTCGCCGCACATTCCATAAGCCTCGCCCCGGCTGTTGAGGCCGACCGTGAACGGCACGCGAGCGCTGCGCGGATCACCCGGCTCCAACGGCACGTCGATGCTGTGAAGCAGCTCGCAGGACGCAGCGCGGTCATGGTCGCCGGCAACGATGCGAACAGGCATCACGCTCTGGCCGGGCTCGCGGTTCGTGAGGATGAACGGCAGAACGCGCTCGCTCGGATAAGGCGTTCCGCGGGGAATGACGACAGACGCCACGCCCTCCACTTTGTCGTAGACTTCCACCGCGATCGACCATGAGGTGATGTCCGAGATGGTCAGGTCAGACTTCCGGCCCTCAAGCACAGCAGCGCGGATCGCAGCGCCAAGCGCAACCGCCACTTCGCAATCGATGTCGGTCTTGGCTTCCTGCCCGAACACGTCTTTCGCCATCGCCTGAACAGCCGGCATTCTCGATCCACCGCCGACGAGGACCACGTCGTTTAGATCCCGCTTTGACGAGAAGTTGGCGTCTTTCCGTGTAGCCTCTGCGATGGCGACGAGGCACGCAGCGCGCATCCGCTTGAGGAGGTCTTGCGAGAGATGTTCCAGCAACGGACGATCGACAATGTAGTCCATGTGGAGGTCCGTCCCGCCTGGGCTTCGGTCGAAATCCTTGATGCGGAACTCCGACTTGACCTTGCGCGAGAGGCGCTTCTTCACGTCCTCTGCTTCCTGAAGAACCAGCGACATCGCCGTGTCATCGACGGCGAGGTCAGTACCCTCATGATCGGTCGCCCACTTGTGGACAATGTACCTGCCAAGGATGGCGTCCACATCGCTCCCGCCCGTAATGCTGGAGCCGCCCGTGCCGAGAACCGTGACGAGGCCAGAGCCTGTCTGGATGATCGACACATCCGTGGTGCCGCCGCCCACATCGAGGACGGCAATGCGACGAACTTTTTTGAAATCGTAGCCATATGCGAGCGCTGCCGCGGTCGGCTCGTCCATCAGCTCGACATAGGCAAGGCCCGCCATCCGGCCTGCTTCCTCAACCGCCTTGCGCTGGCTTGGAGAGAACGTGGCCGGGACGCAGATCACCGCCGCATCCGGCTTCTCGCCCTTGAACTTTGCCGTCGCCGCATCGAGCAGCTTGGCAATGAGCATCGAGCAGATTTCAACGGGGCTGTACGTGTGTCCGTCCGGTCCTTGATAGTGCAGCGCGCCATCGGGAGCGCCTACCGTCTGGTAGCCCTGATCTTCGTCCGGGTGCCACATTTCACCCAGCTTCCGCTTTGCCAGCCTGAAGCAGAAATCGGGGAAACGCTTGCCCGATTCAATGCCATCAAGGCCGACGAATATCTGGCTTTCGCCCGGCCCTACGGCATCGGCAGGGACGATGGTGACGACCGAAGGCATGAGCGGCGAGCCATCAACGGAGATGACTTCCGGCACGCGCCCATTGTACCAGGCGATGCTGCTGTTGCTCGAACCCAAGTCTAGGCCCACGACTCTAGAAAGTTTCATTCTGCGGCCACTCCCATTGCGAGGGTGTCAATTGTCGAAGTCGGCCCGATGACAAGCAGGCGCTCGGTCTTGTCGGCCCGGCGCTGATGTTGAGCCGCAAGCCCGCCCAGACGTGAGCGGCGCTCCTGCTCCGTCATCTCAACCGGCTCGACCAGAACGATCGGCTCAGGCTCTGGCGTGACCACTGGTGCGGGTTCTGGCTCTGGGGCTAGTTCGATGGCCGGGGGAGGCTCAACCGCTACAGGCGGGGCAGCTACAGGCTCAGGCGGGGCTGAGTAGGCTGCAACCGCAGCGTTCGTCTCCGCGATGATCCGCGCCCGCTCCTGCTGGTGCCGCAGTGCTGCAAGCTCGTCGGTCCACTCCCGGTCGCGCTTGGCATCCGTTGAGCTGATGTCGGTGATGAGCGCCCACAAGGACAGCGAGCGAGCGCTTTCCAGAACGCACAGCATAATGATCAGCCACAGCCACGCCCACCACGCCGCAGTAGCCTTATCAGCGTTCTCAATCTGTAGGAGCCGCTTGTCAGTGTTGGCTTGCTGTACGGGGCTTGCCTGCCCCGCCATGAGGCCATCCTCACGCGCCCTGAGTGTCGCGAGTTCGCCTTGGATAGCTTCGCCCCGCGCACGCATCCCGGATTCGGTCTTGTCTTGCCTGATGCCATCGACGGAGCCGAAATAAAGGCCCTGAGCGAGCAACAGCGATTGAGCCTTGGAGATGCCCTCTGGGGACATGCTCGCCATGATCTGCTGTTCGGTGCGAAGCTCTGCAATCTGCGTCCTGACACGCTCAAGCTCTGCGCCGGTCCCGCCGATGGCTGCTTCCTGCGCCGTCGCCAGTGTTGCCGCTTCCTCGCCGGCAAGCTCAGCCTCTGCTGCAAGCCTGCTGGATGAGACAGCGAACCGTTCCGGCCAGACGACCTTCGCCCCGTTCTCCGCATTGTGTACGCCGATCGCGGCCAAGCCGAGAAAGATGAAAGAGCCCGCCACTTTGCGCCACATCGTGGATGCCGTGAGCATCCTGATGAACGCCACGGTCGCGAGCAGTTCAGCGCCGAGGACCGCGAAAACCAGCGCGATGATTGGCAGCGCAGAAAGCCACGACCAGTGGGCAGTTGCGACGACGCCAGTGACACTCAGCGAGGCGAGGCCAAACGTGATGATGATGACGGCCAGCAACGCGCCCTTGCGGGTCGCGTCTGCCTCGTTCTTAAATTCGAGGAAAGTGTCCAGAAACTTGCCCATGCCCTGCCCCTGTGTTGCGCTAAGCGCGTTCTGTGATCCAGAAGATCAGCAGCGCGCTCAGGATGGTCAGCGCGAATCCGACCACGTAGCGGATGAACTCCTGCCGTGTGCGCTTGCTTTCCTCGGCAGCGCGCTCGTGCTGATGCAGCAGCATCATCTCGACACGGCTGATTATGGCCGCTGACTGCGCATCGTTTGCCGTTTTCACCAAGTCAGAAACGCCGTTCATTGCGTCGCGCAATGCCATCTCCCATTCACGCTTCAACTCTTTCAGGTCTTCGCCCGAAACCGATCGCTCAAGCTCTTTGAGGAACGTGTCGAACGCCGCCTCGAACCGCGTTCTCAAGACCGCCAGATCGCGCTCAGCGTTGCCAATGCGATCAAGGCGCGCAAACGCATCGCGCTGCCGCTCGATCTCTGCGATCTCGCGGTGAAATATCTCGGTCATTGCCCGCCCCGTAGCTCAGTCCCTCAATCACCGCGTCGCGTCAGCAGCCCAAGCAGACGGTCGATCGATGCCTCTCGCGGATTAGCCTGATCCGTCAGCATGTGCTCTCGCCGGAGCCGAGCCTTCTCGACGTTCAATTGCTCACTCAAGTGACGCTGGCGTGTCGCTGACAGCACCTGGATGACCGCCACGGCTTCCGCCTCGTCCTGCTCGAAAGCATCGAGAAGCATGTCGCCGGTCACGTCATCATAGCCCTCACCGACAGGCCCATAGTCCGACATGAGCGCATCAGGCGCGGGAAGGAGCGGGGCTTCGGGTTCGGGCGCAGTCTTGACCGGAGGCGGTGACGGAATGTGCTTGCCGAATGGCGGCTCGGGCGGAAGCTCGTCAAAGCCATCAACCATGCCAACCAGGCGGCGCAGCTTATCGCGCCACTCGCACCATTCGGGAGAGGCAAACTCCCGCTCCACGGCGCGCATGATCCTCCAGTCCGAACGCTGAAGCTCAGCGCGGGCAAGGTAGTTCGGAAGCTTGCTCATGACAGTGTCACCGTTCCGCTGCGGACTGTTCCGTCTGATCCCTTGAACTTGAAGGTCAGCGTCGTGTTGTTGGTCGCCTCGATCTCCAGGTCGCCATTCGCAGCAGGCGTTCGGGAGGCGCTGGGACGCAATGACAGGTCATCGCCATAGATGACGCGTGGGCGCGTAGCGGTTGCGCCGATGTCGTATGAGCTATCAGTTGTTGGCTGTAGATGGCCGCTCGACGTGGCTTCCCAATGATTGACGCCGTTGAAGCCTATGGCGGTGCGGTCGTATTGAAACCGGACATGCCCGTGGTCCGTGCTATCGACGCGCCGTCTAAGTTCCAGCGCGTTCGTCTCGTGAGTAGCGCCGTTGGAAAAGCGATAGCTGCGGGTGATAATGCGCGTCTGGTTCGCGTCAGCCGTCTGGAGTGTGTGATAAACCTGTTCGTTGCCACTGACAGCGCCAAGGGCAGACGTTTCCCACGTCGCGGGGACGGAGTTGAAATTATTGTTGTAGTAATCGCGCGTGCTGAGCGTGGCCCCTGCCGTGTCCTTGTAGACAAGCTTGACCTCAACCGAGTCCGCTATCCAGCGTTCTGGAAAGCGTCCCGCTGCATCAGCCGTGATGGTTGAGCCCGCACCCGTTGATAGCGCGCGATCAGAATAGACTGTTCGCGGCGTCGTGGTTCCGGCGTCATAGACCTCGATGGTCCCGCCCGGTTCCAAAGCTCCGCTATCATCCAGAAGCGTATGGACTAAGCCGAAAAGATTTCTTGCCATGATGATCCTAGCTCAGACTTGAGATCGAAACGCCGACAGTCACGAAGCAGGTTGCTGCGAGAAAGTCGGTGACAGTGCATTTCCAGACGGCTGAACGGTCTTCACCGGCTGCGACTGATCCGGTGAATGTGGTCGAGGCTGAAGAAGCTGTGTTCGCCGTGAATCCGGAGTCGCCGGAAATGTATGTCCAAGCGTAGGTGTAAGGGCCTGTCCCGCCCGTTGGCGTAACCGTAACGCTTGGGGTCGTGACAGAGCCGCTTGTTGCCGTTGTGGCAAAGCAGGTGGAACGGCTGGCCGTGGCGTAAAAGATGGATGATCCCGATGTTCCAGCCGCCGCAGCTGCCGCCGCCGCTGCTGCTGCATCGGCGGCGGCTTGCGCTGCTGCTGCATCAGCCCGCGCCTGCGCTGCGCCACTTACCGCATTCGACACTGTGTCGGTTGTCTCGTCACCCGTGCGAAGAAGCAGCGTATTCCAGGCGTTGCGGAACCATTCGACAGGCGTGCCGTCTTCGTTGATGACCTTCATCCCAACTTGCAGGAACGGGACGTTGTTGGTCACGAGCGCTGGCCTTCATTGATCCACGCGCCGTAGATCGTCATTCCGGCAGGGTCGGTCATGCGGATTGAGATGTTCGTCGCCTCGCCGGGTGACACCATGCCAAGGCCCCACATGACAGGCTTCTGGTAGCGTCCGTCAGCGCCGAGGGTGAGCGTGATTTCCGAGCGGGTGTCATCGCGGATCGTGCGACCGTCCGTCGAGACTTCGACCATGATGGTAGGATTGGAGCCCTGCCCGCTTATCGGACGCCCGAAGGCTTGCAGGTCCACGCAGAGCGAGCCAATTGTCTCATAGTCGGCAAAGGACGGGCGCAGCGTAGCAATGCGCTCAACCGTGTTCCCCGCATCGGTAAAGACGGTATTGTCCAGCGTGTAGAGGACAGACCCGCCCTCATCGGCCAGCACGGTGTAGCCGTATGCGTTGGCGTGGAATTGCGGGAGGTAGGTATCCTCCTCCCAATTCTGTTCGCGATGCCAGAAGCCGGTAGTGGTGTTGAGGACAAACGCCGCCTTATTCGGAATGCGGACCTTGAAGAACTCGTTGGAGCCGTATTGATACGCCATGCATGTCACAGCCAGGCGTTCGCCCACGGACAGGGCAAGCAGATCGTCTTCCATCTCGCCGTTACGCGGGAGCGGATTGATGCTGAACCCGTTCATCACGTAGGGCGACAGGTTCCCGCCAATGAGGAACAGCTTGTCACCGCGGATCGCATAGGCTTCGGGGCTCAGGATGCCATCCGTCTCATCGATCGACTGGCCGGTGATGTTGGCGAACGGGAGCGTCGTGGATGTGGTTGCTCGGATGATCTCGATAGAGGCCGAACCAAGTGCGAGGATCTGGCCTGACAGGCGGACCATGCGCCTGATCTCGTCGGGCCGCTGTTCCGCCGTGGCAAAGCCCAGCGCTTCCCATGCCGTCCCATCCAGCACGGCTGACCAGTAGTAGGTATCCGCCCCGGCCTCCGATGCGACGAGGCGCTGAGACAGGACAAGCAGGCTGGTTGCATCTGGCGCGTCCACATCCGCAACCTGCGTCAGTGCGGAGCCATTCCAGCGCCACGGCTTGCCCGCTCGGGCGACATAGAGATTGTCACGCAGGCCGGCGAACACCGCATTGCCGCTGCCGCCGATTGCACCGATGGAGGTTGCAATCCACGATGACGAAATGCTGAAGAGCGTCCCGCCTGCGACTGCGAACAGCGCACCATTGCGGACGCCTGCCTCGCAGTAGATGCCTTGGATCTCTGCGCCGAGGTCAACACGCTGGACACGGCCCGGCGTTGGCACGAGAGCCGCCCGAACAGGTTTGCCCGTCTCCGCAGGAATGGGGACGGCGAACATGTTGAGCAGGCGCAGGGGCGCCATGCCGTACCGCTGGCGGCGGTCGGCCTGTGGAACGACTGGAATATACGGTATGTTCGGCCCCTGATTTGCTGAAGGGGTTGCTATGCTGGGACTGGTCGGAGTCGGGCTGTTTCTGTGGGGCCTGTGGACGGGCCTAGGCGGAACGCCGTTTATCTTCTGCGCAATCGGACTAGTCTTGATTGTATTGAACGACGAGAACCGTAGACGCTCACTGTTCTAAGCGAATACTTACGCTTTACTTCGCGGTACTTCACGAAGAGTTGATTTGGAGCGGCCCGTGTAACTTGGGGCTGTAACCTATCCCGCAATAGGCGAGTGCGTATGTTTGGGACATGCGCTGTGAAGCGCTGTGATGTTTGACAATCAATCGGGGCTGGCACGGCTCGAACCGTGTTTTCCCAGCCCCTAACGGGAAAGGACCCCGCTATGACGAAATATACGCAAGATCGTCCCTTTGAACAGCAGGCTTGCCTCGCGTTCGTTGGGCTCTCGGTCGTGACGGCTACCCTCGGCTTCTGGGCCAAGGGTTGGCTGCCTGGAATGCTCCTGACGGTCGCAATGGCCGTTATCGTGTTCCTCCTGTCGCGCGCTGTAGAGCGTGTGCAGGAAGCTTGGGAAACGAAGAACTGGTTCACCGCAGTCGTCGCTGGCACGCTCGCCCTCGGCTTCTGCTTCATTGAGGCTGGCCTCAACCACATCGGTTTGGAGCATCTCAATGCAGAATACCGGATCGCACCGGAATGGGCTTTGTGGCCCGCCTGCTTCTTCATCTCCCTCGTGAATGTCTTTGCATCGTTCGGCTTTGCCCGCACCCTGCGAGACAATCGGATACAGGCTCCGATCACGAACCCGGCCCGCCAGCTTGCGGAACTCCGCTGGAAAAAGTCCGCCTAGAACGAAGCCCCTGCCTTAGTTGGCGGGGGCTTTTTCTATTGTCCTGACGTTCCAAGACCTGTATTCGGAGCGCCGCCCTTGGGCTTCTTGCCGGCGTAAATGCGAGCCAGGTTCTCAGGTGTTGCGCCTTCGAGCAACATCTGGCCCATGAGGTCGCGCTGGGCTTTGGTAAAGCTGCCGGACTTCGACATGGCCGCTAAGGCTGTCTGCATGGGGTTCGTACCCATGCGGATAAGGTCCGCAGCCGTGGGCAGGATGCCTCCCGCGCCCATCTCGGCTTGAGACGTGACGGAGCCAACGTTCGGGTTCATGCGCGAAGCGTTCTGCACGATCGATGCATCGGCCTTGAACCGCGCCTGCATCTCGTCGGCTGGACCCTTGCCGAACACGCGCTCCAGCTTCTTGCGCGCGCCTGCGCTCGTCAGGGACGAAACAGCGCCGCCCGCGCCTTCGGTCTTGCCAACCATTGATCGGATGACGCCAGCTTGCAGCGCGGTCAGGGGCTGGCCTGTAACGCTCTCGGCAACGCGGGACACATCCTCTGCGGTGTAGCGCCCGCCAAGCAGGCCCTGCCCCTTTTTGAACGCCGCATTCATCTTCGGCGCTTCGCCGCCTAGCTCACGGGCTGCGGCGTATCCTTTCATCAGGTCGTCGAGTTCCACCACAAGCGCTGCGCGTGCGCCTTCCAGCTTGCGAACCCTGATATCGTCCAGAGTGGCGCCGCTGTTGATGAGCTGTTGTTCCTTGGCGTCGATGTCGCGCTTGACCAGATCCCAGTATTCAAAATCGCTAAGGTCGCGGCCTTCGTTCGCTTTAGTCGCGGCGCGGTACTCGTCCACCGCCTTGATGTGCGAGCCGATGCCCTCGATCTTGGCAAGGCGCTCGCTTTTGACACTGCCTGCCGGGAATTTCTGTTTGAGGGCGTCGTAAGCGGGTTTCGCCTGCTCACGGGCAAGCTCCACCATGCGATCAACGTCGCCAGCAATGGTCGCAGGTGACGCGCCGGTCGCGCCGCCAATGTCGCGCTCTAGACGACCGCCACGGGTCTGGATCAGATCCTCGCCGCGAGCACGCGCCGCCTCTCCGGTCGCACCCGGCAGGCGCGAAATGCCCGCCGTTGTGCTGACACCCTCTTGCGTCAGGTCAGCCACGGACGCGGGCTTGTCGCCAAACTTCGCGCGGGCAGCGTTCAGCGCGTCCTGCTCGGTCTTGATGCCGCCAGAGACAAGCGCCTTGCGCACCGCACGCGATGCCACGCGCTCATCGAAGCCAGCACGAGAAGCCGGGCTCTGGACCATACGCGCCGCTGAGCGGAAGCCACGGCTTCCCGCGGCTGCAAGCGCACGGGGTCCGAATATGCCGATTGCCGCCCCTGTCGCAGCGCCACCAGGCAAGCCGCCGCTGTCTCCATCGCCGGGAGCAGCCATTGCATCGCCAGTGCCGCCGAGCGTAGCCCCGACACCGCCGCCCACAATCCTATCCAGGTTCCGCCTCACGACACCGCGCCCAATGGGCTCAGGAGGGGCGCTGAAGGGCTTGGGAGCCTCGCTAGGCGGGGTGATGACAGGCTCAGGCTTGGCCTGCGGCTTCACCACCTGTGGCGCGCGTGACGCCTGCACCGCTGCACGCTCTGCGCCGGCCATCGTCGTGGGCGCCGCACGTCCCGTAATGCCCTTGAGCGTCATCGAGCCCGGAAGCATCTGAAGTGCCGCATAGCTGCCCTGAATGGACGCTTGCTGCGCACCCTCAGCGGCTTTCGCCATATCGCCTTCTATGAGGCCAGCACCTGCCTGCTTCACGCCCTGATAGGCGCGTCCGAGGTCGTCCACGGGGCTGATGAAATCCACAGCCTCGACAGCGCCGCGCACGGGGTCGCGCGTCGTGGTTTTCGCCCAGCCTTCCAGCGCATTTCCCGTCAGGCCCGCAATCGGAGCTTCGAGGCCACGCATCACGTCCGTGAACACGTTAGGCTGCGACGTGTCGCCGGTTAGAGGTCCAACTACCTGCTGGGGTTGCGCCCTTGGCTTGGAAAAGCCTCCCGTGCTTGCAGGCGCAAGCGGGTCAGGGACATAGCCCATCGCCTTCATGCGTTCGGCATTTGGCGGCTTGGCAATGAACGCTTCGTAGCCGCCAGGAATGTTCGCCGCGGCTTCCTCGATGATAGCGTCAGTCTCGGAGCGGAGAGACGGGCCGGCAGGCGTGGCGCTCTGGCCTTCCGCCTCGGCGCGCTTGCGCTTTGCCTGCGCGACCGCAATCGCCCTTTGTTGTTCGATTGTGAGCGGCATTACTGGAACAGCGCCTTCATCTCTTCGGGCATGAACTTCCAGTCTTCAGGGTCAACGCCGTCAGGGATGCCAGCTGCGGTCTGCGGCTTGGCAATCAGGGGCGGGACACCCACACGCGTCTTTGTCTCGCCTGCTGGCTTGGAGAGCGAGGCAAGCGACTTGCGCGACCTCTCGGCAGACTTTTCCATGATCGCAATGAGTTCAGCCGCAGCCTGCTTGGCCGATTCCCAATCCTGCTGCTGGGCGCCAAGTCGCGTGATGGCTGCGGTAGCCTGCCGCCCTTCCACTTCGGTAATCGTGCCGCCGCCTTTGAGGCTTTCGAACGCCTGAAGGAATGCCGCGCCCTTGACCTGATCAATGAGCGCTTGCGCCGCTGCATCTTCACCCGGAAACGCTGGCATCATGCCGCCAATGCCATAGCGGCCCGGCGCCTTCGGATTCGCCAGAATTTTGCGGACGATGGATATACTGTTCTCAGTGGAGCCAATGGCGTTTTCGAGCTTGGTGCGCTTCTCGCTGCGCTCCTGCTCGTCCTGAGTTTCCCACCTTTTCACCGTCTCTTCTTGGAATGGCGTCAGCTCACCCAGTTTGCCGGTGGCGGTAAACTTGCCGTCCGCAGTGTTGATCTGGCCCGCCTTCGCGCCGTATTGCGCAGCTTCTTCTGGGGTCGCGGGGCGGAAACTGTCTTTCGCGCCCTGCATCTGCGATGCTGGAATGGGAGCTTGCCCAAGGCTGACCCTGTCGGTCGGGTCGGCATCGTTGAAGGCGTAGATGCCGTCACGCGTAGTGACGGGGGTGTATTTGGCCTTCTCGCCCTTCGCCAGCTTCACCCTCTCCGCAACGCTCATCGTCTGCATTGCGAAGTTGTCCAACTCGTCGTCCGTGATCTTGCCGTCTGCCGCTGCCTGTTGAATCTGGGCAAGGATTTGCGGGTTCGCATAGGGCGAGCTTTGGATTGCTTCGATCGCCGCCTGTCCGCGTGCTTCGGGGGCCACGCCCTTAAGGCTGAGCGCCGTCTGTCCGAGGAACTCCATGCCCTCGCCAAACTTCGCGGCTTGGTCCGCGTCCATGCCCTTGAGCGCTTCGTCCACCGCCATCATCGTGTTTGGGTCGCCCGCTTGCATCGCGGACGTGCGCAGGTTCTGCATTCCCGTGCGCCGGTCGGGTGCGTTGCCCAAGGCTGTTGCATAGCCCTGCTGCTGTTTGCGCGTTTGGGCCTGCTGGCCCAGCGTGTTGAAGTTGCTGGCCTCGTCCGTCAGCCCCTCGCTCATCAGCCCGGTGACTGCGCCCTCATAGTTTCCCATGCCGTAGGCTTCGGTAGCCTTGCGGCGAGCGTCGTCCTGACGCCGCACCTTGGCCTGCTGCTGACCGGCTTCTAGGCCCGTCTGGAATGCGCGGAACGTGCTCATGAGATGCGGCTCCTGCCGAGGCCACCAGAACGCGCGCGGCCCGCCGTAGAGCCCGCGCTGCTGCCATATCCGACGCTGGTCCCGCCTGCCGTGCCGCCCATCGAGCCCATATTGCCCATGCCCCAGCCGATCCAGCTTGCGAGGTCGCCTGCCGTGTTCGCCTGGTTCTGGCCTTTCATCATCGCAAGGTTCGCAGCGTTCTGCCCGCCCTGCTGCGTGATGTTGGCTGCGCGATCCGCGAATGCCTGCCCGCCAGAGGCGATGCCGGTGTCTGCCGAGTAGCCGCGCTCCGTCACATCGCCCAGCGCGCCATAGTAGCCGCCGAAGTTGCGGAGCTTGGCTTCCTCGGAGACTTCCGCCATGCCGCGCGCCGTGCGTCCCGACAGTGACGAGCCCTGTGCGCCGGCAGAGGCTATGAAAGCGTCACGGGCGTTGTTGGCTTCCATCGTGCCGATCTTGCCCCAAGGGCTTGCCTCGAATGCCGCCCATGCCTGTTCCTGCGTCTCGGCAGGGGTCGCGGTCGGGTCTGGCGCTCCCGGCTGGCCCATGCCGCTTGTGGGCATGGCTCGGCCCTCGCCTGCGAAGTTCTGCGAATGCCAGCGGCCATACGCTGCCGGATCGCCGCCGAATTGCGCGGCTACCTGCGGCTTCGAGAACTCGGCTGCGAGATCGGGATTGTTGCGGACATAGGCTGCGAAGTCGGGCTGTGTTGAGCCCATCGCGCCGCTGTATTGCCCGCCGCCTGCCGATGGCTGGTTGAGCCCGAGGAATGCGTTCTGCCGACCGCGTGAGGCATTGCCTTCGACCGCGTACTTGCTGAGAACGTCACGCGCCTGATCGCGGCTTTCGCGCTGGAACTGAAGCGCCTGGTTCTGGGCTTGCTGCTGTTGATTGCCAGCGTTCTTGATCGCCTTTGACTGCTGGCTTCCGGCATAGAGCGCAGCGCCAGAGCCAACGACCGCAGACGCGATCATAGCGGTTCCAAGCGAAATAGCAGCCATCAGGCGGCCCTCACAAACGAAAGTTCAATCGGCATGTATCCCGCCCGGTCATAGATCGGTGAAACGTCGCGACGGCCCATTATCATCACCATGTTGACCACCTGCGCGCCGCGTTCGTTGGCCCACGCTTCGAAGGCTTTCATCAGGCTCAGCCCGTTGGCCTCGGACCACCAGAACAGCTCATTCGCCACACGCACGTCAGGCGAACACCAGAGCGGAGCAATGACCCCGCCAATGGCCCCACGATCATGCACCAGCAACGCTGCGTCCTCGCCCTCGATCATCCGCCGCAGCATGGCTTCCACCGCCGTCATATCGCGCGGAAACTGGCTGGTGAGCGGATGATAGGACAGGAACTCAGCCGCATAGCCCATGAGGCGCGGCAGGTCGTCCAGCGTCGCCGGGCGAACGTTCACGAGAGGTCAGCGTAGCCCAGACGTTCCGCTTTCTTCGCGCGCGGGGCGGGCTCCTCGTCCTCGACCTTCTCGCGCTTCACCTGCTTCTTCGCAGGCTTGCCCGCGCTGATACCCAGCTTCGTGCGCAGCGCCTTGCGGAGAACGCGGATCGAGTCGTCAGTGATTTTTGGCTTGCTCATGGATTATGCTCACTCTGTTGAGACGGGATGGCCCATGCCCGCCCGGTTCTGATTTCCCAAATCATCGAAGGTGTAATGCCGAACTCTGCCGCAATTTCTTTTGGACGACGCGCATCGTTGCGGATTTTCTCAGCGATGAGCGAGTTGATCTTGCGACGGCCATTCCGATCGCCAGCGTTGCTGGTGCCATGCTTGCGGCGCTCAAGCTGGTTTTCTGACGGGGTAAGCCAGCGAATGTGGTTCGGGTTTACGCACCCTTTGTGACCCTGCCCGCACGAGTGCGCCGCCTCCAGCGCCGGTAGCTTTGGTTCTCCATGCTTCAGAATGCACATGTAGCGGTGCGCCCTGATGCGCTTTCCATCCACCGAAACCTCTGGATATCCGCAGTTAGGGAACGGCCAAAACAGACATTCTTGGGAAGCGTTCCCGACGTTGTCTTCGACAAATCTACGGCCCGCGCCCCTCTCTGTCATACGCTTGGGTTCTGTCGTTCCATACTTTCGGAAGCGATCGTAATGGCTTGAGCACATCCCTTTAGCGAGAAACTTGCGCTCGCAACCTTCTACCGAACACAGCTTCATTCGCTCACCACGGAAAACCTAATGGAATGTCCGCGATCATAACCCAAAAACTCGTTGAGGTTGCCCGTTCCGCGCTCCAAAGCTGCTGCAACCGGTGACTTATCCGCAAGTCCTAGTGATTGTCCCGTCCGACCACCAACAAGGTCCATGAGGACATCAAAAGCCTCTTGCGGTATGTCCATAATGTCGGACGTGTTCACCACATCCTCGGGGACACGCTCATAGGAGATGCGCAGCGTACCTGCCGCAATCGTCGCATCGGGAACAGGCCAGATGTAAACCGTGGTGGATGTGCGCTGTCGATCGACGGCGAAGATGGTCGGGCGTCCCGTGCTGGTCTTGACCGGGATGCGCTCGTAATCGTCCATGTTCCATTGCTGCATCTCCAGGTCATACCCGGCTGCGTTGCGGTAGTAGACGCGGTGGACGCGATCGGGACGCGGGCTGCACGTCACATAAGCCTGCGCTGCGGTCATGGCTGGCGTCTGCGTTGCCCTGCGCCACTCGCTCGGACCTTGCGTCACCAGCAGCTTGAGCAGCCCGTTGATGTGGCTGCGCGCTATTGTCCACTGATAGGCCGATGCGGTCTGGCCGTCTCCGAGGATCTGAACGCGCTTCAGCGCTTCATCCACGAACTCGCCGGCTGTGTAGGTGAGGGAAATTGCCATGTTTTCTCACGCAGAAGCGTTGCAATCGCGCCGAGGTTCCGCTCGCCTCGCCACCGTGATAACACGGTTGACAATGGCAAAGAAAACCGTGATAACACAGAAACGACGTGGCCCGAAGCCGACTGGCAAGGGCACGCTTTTAGGAGTCCGCTTCCAGCCTCCATTGCTCAAAGCACTGGATGCGTGGATCGTCAAAAACATGCCAGGAGCAACGCGCCCCGAAGCGATACGTCGCCTCGTCGCTCAGGCCCTTGGACTCAAGGAGTAGGAACATGCCAGAAGTTGTCGAACCCAACTGGCAGCAGCAGGCCGAATTTCATGCCTTCTCTGTCCGTCAGATGATTAAGCAGCGAGACAGGCTGCACGCCCTGCTGTCTGCCTTTGGTCAGTTCGGCGCGTTTCCGAACGGAACCAAAATGGCTGAGATTGCGGATGCTGTTCCCCAATCCACGTCACAGTTCTTTCAGGACGTCTTTGCCTTGATCTACAATCAGGGAAAGCGCGGCGGGTACGCAGTCGAGTTCGGCGCGTGCGATGGCTTGGCCATGTCTAACACTGTGATGCTTGAACGCGAGTTTGCCTGGACATGCCTCCTCGCTGAGCCGTCGCGTCACTGGCAAGGCGGGCTATATGCCAACCGCAGGGCGAAAATTGAGACGCGCTGCGTATCGGCCAAGAGCGGCGAATACCTTACGTTTGCGGAAGCCGAGAACGATCATACCCAAAGCACGACCTCAGCCCACATGACTGCTGGCAACCTCGGGGGGCGATCCTACTGCGTCGAGACGATCTCTCTCTTTGATATGCTTCAGCATCACGAAGCGCCGCAGACGATCAACTTTCTCAGCTGCGACACCGAAGGCTCAGAGTACGCGATCCTTGAAGCGTTTTTCGCTGAGAACGCCAGGGCAGCGACACCCTACCGGATCAACTTCATCGCGGTCGAACATCACGGCGAGCCGGTAGAGACTGCAATCAAGGCGATGCTGGAACGCGCTGGGCTCAAGCAGGTGTTTCGCAAAGCCTCCGGACATGATGGTTTCTATGTTCCAGCCTAGTTGTGCGCAGTGTATTCCGCGCCGTTTGGCTTGGCGATTTCAACCTTGACCTGCTTGGCAGCTATTATCTTTTCGTGAGCCGTGCTGACTTCCTCAACGTAGCGGCCCCACACCATCCCGTCGAAGCATCTCTTGAGGAAGTCGAACTCTGCTTTTTCGAGCAGAAGATCGGGATGCTCTTCGTTGGCTGTAATGGCTTCTTTAAACTTGCCAAGCATCGCAGACGCCTTGAGCATATCCGGTGTCGAATGACCCTTTGGCGGGTTCGTAATCGACACCTGAATGGCGGCGAGTTCCTGCGGGGTGAACGTAAGCGAGAACATATTGCTTTTCCTGTTTAGGCGGCGGCTTCGTACACAAGTTCGAAGTCTACAATCGTGCCGTTTCCGCCTGTGAAAACGCTCGCGGCATCTACTAAAATGCAATTCACAAGGTCAGCAGACTGAATGGTGCCTGCAACGCCTTTTCCTGTTGTTCCAACTTCGCGCCCGTACAGCACCGCAGAATTGGTGGTGTCCGCATCAACCGGAAGATCAATCTGCAATGCGCCGGTAGCCGTGCCGACCGTAGTCAACGTGACGCGACCGCGGTAGACAATGGTTCTGCCGAAAAGTCGCCTGTACTGTCCGGATGTGGAAGACGTCGTGATTGATCCACCAGCGGAGCTGATCGTTGGCGTATGGCTTGACCATGCCAGTTCATCAATGGTCGCGCCATTGTAACGCCCCGCGCCGTCGATCTCCAGGTTCAGTGTCTTGATGTGATACTCGTCCACGTCCCAATCGGGTAGGTAGATGAGACTGCCGAGCGTGCCCGGATTGTCAGCGTCGATCAGGTTGCCGTCTGTATCGATCGGCTGCGGCGTGTCACCGTCCCCGCCCTCATTCGTGTAAAGCTTGATCCCGGATTTCCATTTGGCGGCACCGGGGGCCCCGCTAACGCCAATCAGATAGGCGCTATAAGTGTTCGTTGCTTGATATGAGCCCCAGCTCCACGAGTTTATCCCGCCCCCATTGATCACTCCGTCTGGCGTGTTGATCGCGAGGTCACATTCCCAAGTGAGAACCTGAGGGCTTTCGCCCCCCGCCTCAACGGTTACGGCGCTGGCGCCCGCATACCCCTTGCCGGGGCTTGCATGTGAGATTCGCAATCCGGTTGAGAAAGCAGTTTTATCTCCGGCGCACGAGTCGTCATCGGTAGTGATAATGCTCACAGCGACTGAGAACGCCGCCACGAGTCCATCATAGTTCGGGCCGCCCACGTTCAACTGAAACACCGTTCCGGTTAACGAGGCGCTGTCATCCTCGCCCGGACCGCCTGTGCCGGACATTCCCGACGTCCACTCAGCGAAAATGTAGTTGAACTTGAATGGCCCTGCCGTTGTTCCGCTTAGCGGGCCTGATGAGTCAATTGTCAGGGCGACTTCTGTCGTGTTTTCATCTGTTGAGATGACAACCGGAGCGTTTAGCTGGATCTGAGTGCCGTCTGTGTCCGTGCGATCAATACCGATGATGTTTTCGCCAAACGTGCCGGCGTCGTTTCGAGACTGGATGAACAGTCGCCCAGCGTCGGAGACGATGCTGAAGTATTTCTCGTCAGTTGCTGCATCGCTTTCGATGAAGTTGAGACGCGGTGTCGTGCCTGAGACTGTAAGGTCGTTGAACGTATTCGCCCCCGAGACGGTGAGCAGGTCCAGCTTGTCGATGTATGTTTCCAGCGACTGCGTACCAACGCCATCAACGCGGAGGTTGTTAGCCTTGGATGTGGACTGTGAGAGCCTTCGACCGAGCGCCATCAGGTTTCATCCGTCAGAATGGTGTCATCTTCATCGGTGAGAATTGTGCCGTCTTCATCCAGCAGCAGGGCTTCCCCATCGGGGTATTGCGGGAAGATGCGGGACACGCCGTCGCGATATTCGAAGTCCAGATCAGCATCCGCGGCTTCAGGCTGCGTGTCTGGCCTTGCACCGGGAAGCGGCGCACCCTCGCCAGGCCTCAGAACAGGCGTGGACAGGTGGACAGGTCGCGGGTCGTAGCAGCCGTCACATACCCGCGAGTTTGACCATTCCGTCCGCAGCTCATCCAGCCGGACCTTGGCATAGCAACGGTCACAGACCGCGTATGGCCTGCCCGGCTGGTATGAGCCTTTCCACGTCACTTCGCCATCTCCAGAACAATGGCGTAAGTGTCTGCGGCTGTGTGGCCTACCGTGGTGAACAGGATGTCCCCGGTCACGCCAGCGCCGCCATCATTTGCCAAGCCGCCGAACGCCGTGAAGTCTATGCTTCCGGTGTCGTCAGCCGGCAGTATCCACGCCACCACGTCAGCCGTTGCATCCCAGAGGATACGAACCGACATGCCGCTCGTCGTGTAGTGGATTTTCATAATCCGGACTTCGGTAGGAGCCGTGTCCAGCGCCGACACATCCACCTTCAAAACAGCGGATTCGCCGGTCCCGTCAGAGACGTTTGTGAACTTCATCACGGCGTTGCGGGGACCGTCCTGAAGCGTTTGGGAGGCGACTGCGTCAGCCATGTCTTACCGCTCCTTGGCGACGAGAATGTAATCGACGCTCAAGACCTTCGCGACCGCTTCGCCGTTCTGGATGCCGAAGCTGATGGTCATCTCTTCATCGTCCGGCAGGTTGGTGACCGCCAGCCGTGCGATGACCGTGCTGTCCTTGAAGAACTCGATCGCATCGACGCCGTTGTAGTAGAAGCCCAGCACCGCATAGGTGTCAGCCGTCAGCGTCGAGGCGGCAGTCGCCGTGGTCGAGGTGCCGTTCTTCGTGACGTAACAATCGAGGTTAGCGTCCCCGTCATCCTTCATGAAATAGACGCCGTCCGACACAGCCAAGGGCGTGGTGTCCGTGATCTGAAGGCCCAGCACGAAGTCTGACTGGACAACTTCATCGATCTTCAGGCGAGCCTTGAACCAGAGCTGCTTGCCCGCGATGAACTTGAAGCTCTCCACGGCGCCGGTTGCATCGTCGCCCGAGTATTGCAGGAACACCGCGTCATTGTCGGCAGCGTCGTTCGTGATGACGAGAATGCCGCCATCAAGGTTGCCTACGGCTTCGGTCGCAGAGCCAGCGCCAGCCTCGGTCGTGGTGTTGATCCACTGGTCCGCTTCGAAGTTGTCGAAATCATCGAACCAGACATGAACGGCAGTCGGATCTGGAATAGGAAGCATCCGCATAGGGTCGGATGCTGAGACGTTGGTTACGCCTCGGGAGAAACGTGTCGGAGTGTTAGCCACTTGGGGCGCCTTTCATGAGATAAAGGCGCGCGGCTGTTACCCCGCGCGCCCCGTCAGTGGATGTGAGGTAGGTTAGGTGCCGGACGTGCCGCGGACGCAGCGCCAATCGACCCAGCCCGAGATATAACGCTCAGTAGCCTTGGCCTTGGCGTTCTCGGTGTCGAAGTCGTTGTCCTGGTCCATCTCCAGCTTGCGGCGCTGGAGCGTGACGAGGCCCTCGGGGACGTTGTCCACCATCAGGAACCACGCATTTGGGTCCGTCAGGTAGTCCCAGACCGAGTAGCCCCTCGACAGCATGCCGGACGAGCGAACCGCGTTGATGTCGTTGTTCGCCGTTCCGCTTTGCTTCTCGGATTTCAGCAGCCGTTCAGCCACGAAGCCGAGTTGCGGGGGAACAACCAGTTCCTTCGCACGGAAATACATCTTCAGCCCGCGCGAGTTGGTCATCAGGCGGGTGTTGATGAGTTCGTCTTCCAGCGAGGCTTCCGACAGATCGGCGTCCACGGTCGGCTTGTTGGCTTTGTTGCCAGCAAGCGTCGGGTGAGACACCGAGCAGAGAGACGCGCCGTCTCCGCCAAGGAACGAGCCCGAGAAGGCGTTGTTGAAGTGCGCCGCGTGGACGACTTCCTTGGACTGGCCCATCGAATAGGCGAGGTTACGCGAGCGACGTGCAGCGCGGCTCTCGTACTGGTTGTCCTCGATCTCTTCGCGGGATGCCATCCAGCCAAGGCCCCAGACCACGTTGGTGAGACGGGTCTTGTAGCCCTCGGCGTCGGCGTCGAAGCGGATCGCTTGGCCTTCGTTCTTGATGTCCGGCAGGCCGAACGTGGTGGATTCCACGAACTCTTCGTAAGCCTTGTCTGACGACTTGTCTTCGAAGTAGCGGGAATACTGCTTCTCCATCGACTTGTAGGCTTTGCCGAAGTGCGCCTTGATACCGGGCCACAGGTCTGCCGGGTGGAGTGCTCTGGTCATTGTCATGTTTCAAGCCCTCCTTAGATGCCAGCCACGGCGCCGAGGCGCCGGGTGTGGATGTTGATGGTGCAGAGGTACTTGGCGTAAGCCGTCGCTTCCTCGTTATCGATACGCGTGACGATGTCACGAACAGTCATCTGGTACGTAGCATCCGCCGCAATCGAACTGCTGTCGATCATCCAGCCTGACTTCTTCGTGAACGTGCTGCCTGTGCCTGACACTAGGTTGATGTTCTGGCCGATGTTCGCAACCGCGATTGCGCCGCCCACTGCGTCTTCCTGAAGTTCGAAGATTGCAGCCGGGTCATCGCAGACGATCGGGAAGCGCAGCGTGGAAGCCGCGCCGTAGCCGAGCGAGACGATGCCGGGGGTTGGCTCAAAGCCGACAATGAAGCCGGTGATCTGGTTGGTAGCGCCAGCCGTTGCGACTTCAACAACCTGGTGACCAGATCCACGAGCGCCGGTCACGACAACCGGGTCGCCGATGAACATGTTCGTCGCGTAGTTAGCCAACGCCGTATAGGTGTTGACTTGGCCGTTCATCGGAGCGCCGAGCAAAGTGCCGACCGGACGCCCACCGAACGGCGCGTTTGTGTTCGCCATTTTCTATCCTGTGGGGTTTAAGGGGTGTAGCTGCCTGCCGACTTGGTCGGGGTCGCAGCAGAAATCGTGTTGTTCAGAGCGTAGCTCTTGCCCGCATCGTCGGGGCTTTCCTGCGGGGCCTTTGCCGCACCGCGTTTGAGAGCCTTTTCCCGCTCCCGGTATTCAGCAACCTTGGCGTCCTGATCTTCATCGAACCAGGGCTTCCACTTCTTCATCAGCTTGGCGTTCATCGCCTTGCCTTCACGGGACATGCCCGCAAGTCTGGCCGTATCTAGGCCGTTCAGCTCGGTCTCGGAGACAGGCTCCCATTCCCGCGCCATTAGCTGCTGGAGATTGCCCAACTCATCGTTGGCCCAGCGGTATTGCCAATTCTGGTAGTCCAGTTCCGCGCCAGCAACCGTCAGGCGCTGGTCGTTGGAATGATCGTTGACGCCGCGCGCCTTGCGCTCCGCACGCCGCCTTTGAAGCTCTGCACTCGGGCCATCGGTACGGGCGCGAAGAGGCTTCGTGGCGCGTGCTTCCTTGGTCCGGCCATCCACCTTGGAGGGCTCGGCGTTCGCGGTTTCGTCGGTCATGATCAGGATTCCAGTTTGATGCGTTGCTCGGCGTACTCTTCAAGGGAGCCGAACAGGCCCTCCTTCACGAAGCGTGCGCCGATTTCACGTTGAGCAGGCGAGAGGCGAGAGGCAGCAGAGACACCGCCACCTGCGCCCTTGAAGCCGGATACCAGCACGGGAACGCGTTTGCCGTTCTTCGGCTTCTCCTCGAGTTCCTCGTCCATGTCCTCGTCCTCGTAGCGATCGGGATAAGCCTTGCGGAGCGCCTTGTCGGCCTTCTCCAGCGCGTCAGCGAACGGGATGCCGCTATCCACATAGTCCAGCATCACACGCATCGCATCGGGGTCGGCGTCGTCGTCCAAGATCCAGGCATGGCCCTCGTTGTAGAAGCGCTTCTGGACCTGCGGATATGACGGGGTGAACGCCTCGACCCACTCTTCCTCGTCCGCTTCGGGCTCGTCGTCCGCGTCCTCGACGTCCTCGGCTTGAGCAACCTTGGCGTCACGCTCCTTGATCAGCTTCTTCTCGGTCGCCTCGTCGCCTTCCTTGATCGCCTTGCGGATGTACCAGTCGTATTCGCTGTGAAGCTCTGCGATTTCCTTCTCGCGCTGCTTGGTGGATTGCTCCTCCATGCGCTTGATGCGCTTCTCGGTGTCGTTGCGGAGCTTCTTCAGCTCCTTCTCAACGTTCTTGGCCCTTGTCCGCTGGGAGCGGATGAACTCTGCCGCAGAGGCAAAGCCGCCCTCGGGAGGATCGCCCTTCCACTCGGTTTCGGGCTTCCAGCCTAGCTCACGGGCGATGGTTTCGAGGTCGTCGGCCTTGGCTTCGGGAGCATCAGCAACCTGCGCCGGGGCTTCCTGCTCCAGAACGTCGTCGCTCATGCCGCCACCTTGGCGCTTTCCGCGTCGGCTGTCCTGATCCCAACGATCTCCTTATCCTTCATCACGCGATAGACGCGTCCATCAGCGCCCACGAAAGACTTGCCGGCGTAGCGTGCAAACATCACGCGTTCGCCAACCTTCGGGATTGCGTCAGGGCTCGGGAAGTCGTCCTCGTTGAATGCCAGCGGTGAGATGGACACTAACAGCCCCTCATCCCCGCCTTCGTCTTCACGCTGGGCGCTGGTTTCGGGAACGAAGATGCCCGAGGCCCGTTGCCGTTGAACGACACGCGGGAGCACGAGGCAGTTGAACTCAAGGGGCTTCATCCCCGGATTGGTTTCACTGACCTTCGGGAGTGTTTCGTAGGTCAGGGTAGAGTGATGCAAGGACATCTGTTCCCTTTCTGTTGATCACGTCATCAAGCGTTCGTGCCTGAATTCTCAGTTGCCGGAGCTGGTCAGGTGGCGGGTCTGCTTCTGATTCCCATACCGCCCGCGTCCAATCCGATTGCAGTTCCTTCTGTTCGTTTGTGAGCGAGTTGAAGAACGCCACTGTGAAAGGCAGCGTCCGCCACGCTTCGAATTCCTCAAGCCAGTCTGCGCGCTGTTGTGGGGTCATGCCGCTAACAGCAGCATGATAGCCGCTTCCCTGTATCGACGTTGCCAGGCTGCCTGAGAGGCTTCCGCCATCGTTGCGGCTTCAAGCGCCGCCGCCTTTGCCTTCGTTAGTTCGGTCGTTTCCGGTTCCAGCCGTTTGAACTTGGCGCGCGGAGGCTGCTTGATTGCCGCCTCAACCGGAGCCTCGACAATGGCCGGCGCTTCGACTGGTTTCTTTGCGGCTTTCTTCGGCTTGGCCGTTTCGGCCTCAAGTTCACGAAGCTCGGCTTCCAGAGCTTCGAGGCGATCGGCCTCGCGCTTCTCGCGTCTCTCTTTTTCTTTCTGCTTGCGCTCAAGCCAGTATTTCTCGCTCCGTCCATCGAGGACGTTGCGAAAGTCCTGTGATGCGCCGCCAACGGACACCCGCGGCGCGTATCCCGTTATGACCAGCGCGCCAAATCCCGGCTCGACTGTCGGGCTCTGCGTTGCGCTGACCGTAGCTGCAAAGCCTGTCAGTGCGAGCGAACCCGCTCCCGGCTGGACCTCGATACTTGTGTCCGTCGAGACGGTCGGCGCAAAGCCCGTCAGCGTCAGAGCTTGAATGCCGGGGCTGACCGTGGAACTTGCGCTGACCGTTGGCGCTTGTCCGGTCAGGACCAGCGTGTCTATGCCGGGCGATGCGGTGGCGTCGGTCGCCCCGCCATCGGGACGCACCGCGATAGTGTTGGCAACCCACGCCAGAGACGCGGCGATCGTCCACGCAGCCGGGTCTTCCGATGACGCCGCGTTGTCGCGATAAGACGATCCAACACCAACGCCCGCCGCGTTGGGGGCATCGTCGTAAATATCATTGGTCGTGTAATTCGTCGGGCCGTCTGTCGGGTCCGCCGTCTGGTTATCAGACGCAAAAACCGTCAGCCATGTGGTGTCAGCGCTGCCCCAGCTTGGCGTCAGGCTGGGCGAGTTCGGAGCCGTGCTGGTGCCCGTTGCCGCCGTTCCAGCCTCAACACTCTGGGCGCCGCTGATCCGGTAGATATGCCAAGCCGAACGCTCGATGGCCGAGGTGTCGATAGACAGAACAGCGCCGTCTTCAGTCCCGTCTGCAACCTTCCAGTACGCCGTCAGGCGCGCGGCTACCCCGCTCGCCGTCGAGAACAGCAGGGTCCATGTTCCCGCCGTGGTGTTGTCCCATGTGACCGTCGCATCGCCATCGTTGGCGAACAGGGCAATGAGAACGTCGTTGGCATTGATCGTTGCCGGAAGCGTGACGTTCCGGCTCGTAGCGTTGGTGTTGCTGTTACCGCGTGTGACTGACTGGACGGTCGGGAAGGTCATCGCTTAGACCCTCTCGACAACCATCACCCGCGCTCCGGTGAGCGTTACGGATACAATCTCACGCTCGCCAAGCCATGTCTGCGCCGCAACTCCCAAGGCAGCGGCATCGGACAGGTCGCCGGGAATGGCGATCAACATGGTTTCCTCAGGCTGCGGCTGCTCAACGAACGCAGGGTCTTCCGCCAACGCTTCCGCCAGTTCGGCTGGAGTCAGCGGCGCAACCACGCGCCGGGACACGATCTCAGCCATACGATGCATGACCCACGTTTCAGCCATTGGGCGGCGGCTCATCTTCGCGTGCGGCATTCGCCAGTGACAGCGCGAAAAACGTCACCACAACACCCACCTGCACGCCAAGAAGGAAGCTCCAGATATCCATGTGCCGCCCCTATGCCAGCGTGAACACGCCGCTTGCGTTAATGGTCACAGTCAGCGTCCCAGATACCGTCGAGACGTTAGTCACCGTATCAAGCTCGCAGAAGCACAGAAGGTCATCGTTCGTGTTGTCCGCGTAGATCACCGCATATTTGGCCGTGATGGTGGACGAGGTCCAAGCCTGGTCATCGCAATCGAAGGTCACCGTGCCGGTCGAACGAACCCACGTACACGACAGCGTCTTGCCCGCCGTGGTGTAACCGCCGCCATTGGCAACTTCAGCCGTGAGGTCAGCATAGCGGCAGTCAGTCGATGTGCCGGCGAACGTCGCAGCTAGCGCTTGCGCGTCGGTGCATAGCGCCATCTTGAACGTGTTGCTGTCCAGATCGAAGAGGCCATTCGCCAGCTTTGTCTTGGCGATGTTGAAAACCTGCCAATTACCAGCAGCCATTATTCAATCCCCGTCATATCTGGTTTGGAAGCGATCGGCAGGCCCGTTTCAGGGTCAAGGACAAGAACACGCGGCGCCTTCAGTATTCTGGTCAGTTCCTCATGGCGCTGCGCCAGCATGTCCTGACGCTGCGTGAGCGCTTCAATCATTGCCTGCGTCGATTGCATCTGCTCATTCATCTTTGCCTGCGTGGCCCTGAGCTGTTCGGCTAGTCCCGCCTGCGCAACCTGGAACTGCTGCACAATTTCGACCTGCGCTGACTGAAGCTGCTTTGATACAGCTTCGACATGCCATCGGCTCACAGCGTTCGGGTCAATTCTCGGAACAGGTGGCGGCTTCGGAACGAGCGGATTTACCTGCGGGTTAACAGGTGGCGTGCGCCATGCCTGTAGCTCCTGAAGCCAATCTCCGCGCGTGCGCTGGTTCATGCGGCTAACAGCAGGATCATGATGTCTATCTCGTCCTCATCGTCGCGAGGCTTTGCAGAGAACGAAGCCGAACCGGCAAAGCTGCCCGAAATCGAACCCGCGATGGCACGGGCCTTTTCCTCACGCTCAAGTCGTTCCTGCCTGTCGCGCTGCCACCACGAGGCAACAGCGGATATGGGCCAGGTCCGACGAACCCCATCCAGTACGTTGCGGAAGTCCTGCGACGGCTTTGATCCGATCGCCGTAAGCGTTCCGCTGAATGTGCTTGATCCAGCGAACGAGCCGGAGATTGACCCCTCTGGCTGCTCAAGAGCACCCGTCCATGAGGACGAGCCCGCAAAGCTGCCAGACATTGCGTTGGGGTCAACAGCAGTCGCCTGCCCGCCCAGCGCTTTGAAGTAGAGCGCTTTCCAGTAGTCGGCTGAGAAGAAGTTAGCCATCAGTCGAGGTCGTAAGTTATGGCGGTTCGATTGCCGTCCGTGTCCACCGTTGCGACGATGCGGTCCGCACCATCAGCCACCGCATTGCGGATCGTGATGGTAGCCGTCCCGCCGCCGCTGATCTTGCCCGCCGTCGCCGCCGTCACCAGACGCAGCGCCTGCCGAAGCGTCATTCCCGTTTCGATGTCTTCCTGATCCAGCAGGTAGGACGAGAACCCTTGCGCCTCCAGCGTCACAGGCGGGGCGAATGAGCCAGACATGGACCCCGTCGCGTACCGGATCGCTTCGAAGCTTGCGACACCTGCAAACGCGCCCACGATGTTGCCCTTGGCGAGTACTGCGCCAGAGAAGGCGGCGACACCCGCGAACGTGCCAACCGCACCCAGCGCCGCGGTGACGTTGCCTGCGAAGGCCCCGACACCTGCGAAAGAGCCGACACCCGAGACAACTAGCTGGCCCGTGCCGGCGAAAGCTGCAACGCCCGCGAAGGTCGCCGCAAGGTTGCGGCCCGCAGCGATTGACGCCGTGAACGCTGCAAGCCCGTTGGCCGTCGAATGCGCTGAAATCCCGCCCGCCGTGCGCGGCATCATCCAGCCGCGTGCGCCATACCCGGCAGGGATCGACGCCAGTTCGTAAGCGTCCGTCGAGTATTCCGTGATCGCGAAGTTACGAAGCGCGCCGTTGCGACCCCAATTGGCGCGCGTGTTGACCTGCGCCGTCCCGACGCCCGATGCGTGAGAGGTTGAGTTGCCGCCAAGCCAGCGTCCCGGCGTCTTGTTCAGGACGCTGTAGTTACCCCACAGCATCTCAAGCCCATCCCAGATCCAAGTGTCCGAAAAAGCTGGAGTTGTTCGGGATGGCCGAGCCCGCGTAAATCATCCACGCGAGGCAAGCCCCGTCATAGACACGCGGCATCGAGGGAAGCTGGTTGACGAGGTCGCGCTCACTGGCAACGCCCAGCGTGGTAATCGGCAGCGTCAGCAGCGGCTTGGCGAAGCACAGGTTGTAGACGCCCGTGGTCACGCCTGCCGTGCCAAGGATGATGTTCTGACAGGTGCGGATACCTGCATCACCGCCAGCGAGCGGGAAGAACGGCCCGAACTTGCCCGAGCCCGTGCCCGAGTAGGGAACGCCAAGCAGCGGCGAGGTTGCGTTGTTCGTTGGCAGCGCGGGCGAGGATGGCGTGGTGCGTGAGCCCGTGCCCGCGCTGTTGGTATAGGTCAACTGGAACGTGCCCGTTCCCGCCGTGCCCGCCGTCGAGGCTACGAGAAACGCTTGAACGCCCGCACCATCAGAATAGCGCGGCAGGCGAACCGTCATCGTGTTCGT